TCAGGTGACGGGCGTCCCGCCGGTCTTCCAGTCAGTTATCGGAAAGGTTCCCTGCCGCAATCCGGCAGCATACTGCCAAAGTGCCCGATCGCCGATCAGACTTACGGTCCGATCGATGCCGGTGGTGATGTCGAAGCGGTGGCCGGCTGTGATCGCCGCAGAGAGTTCAGCCGTGATGTCGTACCAGAGCGCAAGCACGCCGGCCGAGTTGTTGCCGGCGATGTACCAGGCATCACGGGTCGTGCTGTCGATCAGGAAGTGGCCAGCATGCTCGTCGGCCGTCATTGTGACACCCGTTGCGACCTCGGTAAGGCAGGCCGTGCCGTCGAATGCAGGACCGGACAGGGACAGGCCGGATGCGACTTCCGTGAACAATCGTGGCACCTCGGTTGCATTGCGGGCCTCGCGCGGACGGAGGATATTGCTGTCACGCAGCGCCAGACGGAATCCCGGGAAGACGTCCCATTCCACCTGCATGGCTGCGCCTACAGTCACTTCGGCCGCGACATTGCCCCAGAGGCGGAACTGCCGCGGCGTCCCGGCGAAGTCATCCTGGATCTGCCAGCGCCGGCCTGACGTCTTGTCGACGAGGAACAGGCCTTGGGCGACGTTGTTCGACGATGGGAAGCTTCCCGGAACGTCGCAGTAGACTGCCGTGTAGTTCGCACTGGAATTGTAGGCCTGCGAGGTCACCGTGAGATCGTCGTAACGGACGGGTTCTGCGACCGTTACGTCGCAGAAGGCGTCAACGGTCCCGGCTGAATACGTGGGCATCTGCTGATTGAGGCTGCCACCGGTGATCGTGACGCCGGGCACGATAATGTGGCCTGCCAGGTAGTTGAGAGCCGAGGGAGCCCCGAATGCCGCCGTGCCGGTGATCATGGCCTTTCCCTGGCCGGGAGCCCAGATCGGGTCGATGATTTCAGCAGAGCTGTAGCCGTCGATGTGGAGATTGGGGCCTTTCATGCCGGCGACAAACGAGTCCCGCCAGCGCAGATTGGTCGTATTCTTAAGGTGGATCGCAGGCACGCCCTCGGGTACGACGCTGCCGAAAGAGCCGTCGATCTTACCACTGAAGAGCTGAATGCCCCGGCCATCCTCGACATAGAGACCAGTGGCACGCGGATCTTCGATCCGCAACCCGTGGAAGTAGAGGTTGTTCGGACGTACGCCGGCATAGGCCGGATCGGCAAACCCCTCATGATAGATCGAGAGTGCCGCGCCGAGACGGGGCACCTGATCCGGACGACCGATTTGTGCCATGACCAGGTTCGAGAACTCGCAGTCCTGGCAATCGATCAGACGCAATCCTGCGCTGCCGTCACCGTTACCTGAATAGTTGAAGGACAGATTGCGAATCTGCATGCGGCCGCCGCCTTTGATCGACAGGAGGGCACCGCCAGTGCCGGCCTGACCGGCGATCTGCAGGTTCGACACATGCATCGCCGTGCCGTTCGCCTTCTCGAAGTGTGCCCGCAAGCCGTCTGCACCAGAGGACATTGATGATGCCCTGAGGACGCTCAATTCCGGAGCGACGCCGGTCAGGTGAATGGTCGAGGGCAGGTCGATCGTCTGTTTGAAGACAAAACGGCCGATCGGCACGTGAATCCGACAGATGTCCTGGGTCCCGCCGGAGACGATGCGGGCGGCGTTGAAGGCGGCCTGGAGAGCGGCTGAGCAGTCGGTCGTATTGTCGCCTACAGCGCCGAACCAGATGATGTCCAGCTGACCATCCGTATCGCGATGCCAGCGCCCGGCGACACCGGATGGCACATCATCAGGCTGCACCACTGTGCCGGTATTGTCGGCGGCGGTGGATGTGGCCTCCCAACGCCAGAGGCCACCGCCGCCGTCATTGGTCGCGACGGCATCAATGGTCCGGATCCAGGGGGTAGCAGGGCCGCCTGCAGTGGCAACGTCCCGCAGAGCTATGGTAGTGGCGATGGCTTGAAGTGGGGCAGGAAGAAGTGGCATGGATCTGAGCTCTCAGTTGAGGTGGCTCCGATGGAGAGATTCCTCGGAGTGAGAACCAGGATGCCCGTAGAGATTGATCTGGGAATTTCTTATATGTTGCAAAGAGCTGCAATAATTGATACGTCGCTGTCGCGACCTGAACAAAAAACAGGCCGCATGCATAGCGTTGCATGCGGCCTGTTTTCTGAAGTTGAACGTTCAACTCTGGCGAGTTGGACGCGCCCTCTCTGACGGGCGCTAACCCCTTGAAATCTGGTGCCGGCGGTAGGAATTGAACCTACGACCTACTGATTACGAATTAGCCGACACTTAATAAAAACAAGGGGCTGCACACTATTTTTGGGCAAAAAGGCTATTTTTTACGTATAAAGTCGGACGCGGCTACGGCCGCGCCTTACGGTCGTCCTTGATCATGTCGATCAGGCCGACAACGCCGGCGGCAACGCCGACGATCTGCGCCGCCACGCTCGGGTCCAGCTGCACGCCCGCTGCGGTCGCGACCCAGACCAGGCCCCGCGCCGTCGACGGCTGCAGAAGCCGCCCCGATATCCACGACCACAGGCCGTCCTTTTCCTCTTCCATCCTGTGCCTTCCTATTTCTCAGCAGCGAGGACCATCCCCGCGCGCATGATCCGCAGCGCCCGCCGGGTCCAGCCCCCGGCGTTGTGCTGCCAATTGCTTAGGCTCGCCAGATACTGGATCCGCCGCGCCGTCACCTCTTCGATCAGATCGGCCGCATTCGCGGCCTGGATCGCGGCCAGCGTCCGTGGGCCGATAATCCCGTCCACCGCCACCCCCGCCGCCTGCTGAAGGAGCCGCCGGGTGGCGGGCACGCCCTGGAGGAAGGCCATATCGGCCGCGATCAGATCCACGCCGGCCGGCAGATCGTCGCCCCTGACCGGCCCCCAGAAATGCCGCTCGAACAGGTCCATGGCCACCCGCTCAGTGACCAGCAGGATATCCGCCCGGGTCGTCACGCCGTCGCCGTCGAGGTCGAGCCCGATGGCGTCAGCGAAGCGCAGGGAGATCCCCCAGCGCGTGGTGCCACCGGGATCGGCTGCCGCCGACCGGTCGGACAGGGTCGATCCACCCTCCGCCAGGGCGATCGCAGCCCAGGCTGTCCCCAAATTACCGTTCATTTTCCTCCTCCTCGCCTGGAGAGCTGGAGCACCACATGCTCCAGCCCTCGCGGGCCCAGATAAGCCAACGCAACAACGGCTGCCGTTTTCGGGGCGCCGGCCAATCCTGCATGCACGGCCGCGCCATCAGCCATCAGACCTACGCCGACGGCCGCGATCAGCTCCCAGAGCAGGTGCCAGCTCAAAAAGCGCCGACGGCCGCGCTGCACTTGCTCCGTGTGCCAGACCAGCCGCCCTAAAAATGCCAGCAGGATGGGCGTCCCAATCGGGTCGATGATGGCCTTAAGTGATCCTAAAATATCTGTGACATTCATCAAATAGCCCCTGACTCCCAGTCCGTGACCGGGTACGTCCCATATCTCAGGGACCCTGACGACGACCAGAGTGCCATGTCGCCGAGAAGGCGAACAGTAGTGTCAATTCCCGTACGAATGTCATATCTGTCTCCATTTGCGATCTCCGCTGTGATATCGGATACTTTATTGTAGGCGAGGTATATTGTTGATCCTGTTGAATTATTTTCGATTTTGTAGTGTTTCTTGTTGTTTGTATTTATAAGGTAGCATCCGCTCAAGGATGCTCCAGACAAAGTGAGATCTGGCACTGCGACCTCGGTCCGAAATGCGGCTGCATCCCATGTCGGAGACGCCAGCAGCACCCCGGAATACAGCTCACGATGCAGACGTGGGTATTCGTCGGTCTCCCGCTGCATCTCGGGATGGACGATCGATCCATCCATGATCGCGAGCGGACACGATCCGTGAACACTCCACTCAATTTGCATGGCAGCCCCGTTCGGAATGACCCTCTGGTCTCCGGACAGGATGATGACGACCTGATCCGCGACCTCGGTAGAGGCCGAGTTGCCCCGAACCAGCCAGCGCGCGCCAGAGGTCCGGTCCACCAGGAATCGCCCCATAACGCTATTCGCGCCGTTGTTCCAGCCCGATGGCTTAGTCAACGTAATTGAGGTTGTTCCTGTACTAGCCGAATATGCGCGGGCCGTCACTACCATGCCACTCAAATGTATGTAATCAGGCTGCTTTATTGCGAAAACAGCATCACATCTATTGCTCGAATTTGCAGACGACAGGCGGACATCCACCCCCCTGAATGTGACGGACGGGGTCAAAAAATTCCCCGCGCGATATCCAGCTAGTGTTGACGGTTCGGCATATTGCGGCGCACCCTCGACGATCGCACAATCCCGTCCGGGGGTAATCTTCGTGCCGCTAAAAAAAGCGCTCGAATAGCCATTGATAACAAGAGCTGGCCCCTTCATTCCGGCTATAAACCCACCTTCGACCTTAAAGTCAAAGGTGTTCGCCAGAATAATGGCCGGCACGGTGTTAACAACAAGAGATCCAAAGGATCCATCAATTTTCCCGCCACGCACATAAATTCCATTTGCGTTTACGGCACAGATTGCCGATGATCGGCAATCCTCAAAACGACAATCATTTATATAGATATTATTTGGCCTAATCGATCCTTCTAACTCGGCATCATAGTAAATCGATAGCGCAGATCCATACGTGAATGGGAGGTCACTGTCTCCAATATTTACGATGGTAAGATTATTGACGTGTATATCCTGCGAATTGATCAGACGAAGGCCTGAAGATTTATTGTCAATCGATCCCGCAGATGTATCTGCGGAAATAAGAACACGATCGATCGAGCAGCGCGCCCCCCCGCGAATGCTGAGCACAGCGCCGCCAGCCCCGGCTGGGCCGACCAGCTTGATGTCCGACACCGAGAACGCGGTGCCATTGATGACACTCCGGGCAGCGCGGATGCAGTCGTCTCCCTCTGGTAGGGGCTGCACGACCCCTTCGATTTTAGGCCCAAAAAAAAGGGTCGTCAGGTCGAGCCCACTACCACGCAGGCGCATTGACCTATTGGCATAGAGCATACCGCTGATCCTGTACGCTCCCGGAGGCACAAGCACCTCGACAAGATCTTCCCCGCCCGGACGAAGCGGTGGGGGTGACGGTGGAATCGCGAGCTGATCCGCCAGAGAGTCAAATGGCCGCGCGGCGTCGAATGCTGCCTGGAAGGCTGTCCTGTTATCATCCAGCGACGGGTCAGCGCCGAAATACCTGACATTGATCGGCGTGCGATCGCGCCGCCGCCACCGGCCCGGTGCGCCCTCCGCCACAGATACCGGGCGGATCGTGTATCCGCCATCGTCCGGTATCAGGGAGCCCGCCTCCCAATAAAAAAGTCCGCCTCCGCCATCTCCGGCCCGCCAATAGCCCTGCACATGCACCGTCGCAGTGCCTGATGTCAATACGTCGAGCTCGGGCGCAACCGCCGCCCGCAGCCCCGCGACATTTTCAATGGCCTGGCCTGCGGCCGTAGCAGGCCAGCCGCTCAAAATCGGATTGCCGGCGCTGTCGTGCGCATAAATTCGCCCCGCCCGCGTCGACGCGTCCGGGAGCAGGCCGGATACGAGATCAGTCTCGGGATATCGGATTGCCGATGCGATTTCTCTGCGATTTTCTTGAGCCCAGATGACCCCGCGGTCGAGGTCCGCATTGATTGCGGCGGCCGTAAAATCGCCGCTCTCGACATATGCGCTCACCCGCTGTATAGCCAGCGCACCGACGATGACGATCAGATCTCCCGCCAGAGCGGGCAGAGCCAGCGTGACTGTGGCCGCCCCGCCGCCACTGCCCGTGACCAGATAATCGATGTCGAGCGTGAGCGTCGTGTCGAGCCCCGCGCGGCGCCGCACGACGCGTATATCGCCAGCCCCGAATATCGGCCATGGTACCGGCATGTCAATCTCGCCGCCGGTCATCGTATACCGCTCGACTCGCCGCGAAGGCGGCACACTCAGGATCTCTGCCATTATAGATCACCCTCCGTCCGGAGATGTCGGCCAGCCGCCGCCGCGCGGGATCACGCGGGACGGGGGCAGCAGGTATTTTTGGTTGTTCTCGCGGGCCAGGCGCCGTTCGTGGCGCTGGAGATAGCCCGGGGACAGCGCCTCTTGCAGGTTGAAGAGGACGAGATAGTCAATTGCCCATCGGGTATAGGCGAGGTTGAGGAGCGGGGTATTCGCGCTCACGAGCCGCAGCGCGGCTGCGGACGGGTCTTCCCCCTCTCTGATCCCGTAGACGATGTTCATGAAGTCGGACGCGGTCGGGAAGAAAGGACCGGCCAGCGTTTCCAGCGCGGTATTGCCGGTGCGGCTGTAGGCGCCGAAAAGGAAGTCGCCATAGATGCCGGCGCCGCCGCCCTGTGCCATGGCGGCCACCCACGTGCCCGGATTGGCCGGGTCGCGCGGCTCGCGGCCGCGGGACATCTCCTTGAGGCTCTGGGCGACATAGCCCAGCAGGATCGAGGCTGTCAGCTGATGGATGACGGCAGCGACCTTCGCCGGCCGCGCCGTCTCGCCATAGAGCGTGCGGCCCCACGACTTATTGAGGACAGCGGCCGGGAACGATTTGAACTGCGTGATCAGCCGCAGCGCCTCGCCCCATTCCGTGCCCGGCAGGGTGCCGCCGGTGAGGATGGCTCGCTCGTCGACACCTGCCTGCAGAACGGCATAGTCGACGCGGTCGGCATACATCGCGTCGAGCTTCAACGCCAGCTCTTCACGCGCGCGGATGCGGCCGTCAGCAAGGGCCTTTTCCAGCCGCTCCGGCGCCCGCTCGATGCGGTCCAGTCGCTCGACCAGCGCGTCACGCACCCCGTCGATAGCCTGCGCCGCCGCATCCTGCGCAGCCTCGCCGCGCGCGCGTTTCGATTTCAGCGCGGCCAGCTGGCGGGCGAATTTCTCCCCGATCTGCCGTTCGGCGCGCGCGAGGGTATTCACCTCGCGCGCCATCACCTCCAGGGCCTTCGTGCCGCTGATCCGCTCGTCCCGAAGGCGGACGATATCTCGCCCCAGGGTCGCCGTGGTCTGCTGGTGGCGCCGCATTGCATCAAGCGTCGCCCGGATTTCCAGGGTCTCCGCGTCGCGTTCATTGGGCAGGATCTTGCTCAAGATCCCGTCCAGCCGATCGATGCGCTGCATCAGCTTATCGGCCTGCCCGACATCGACCGACAGCCGGTCGAGATGCGCATCAATCGTCCGCTGCACCTCTGCCGCCCTCAGCTCGTCGAGGGCGTCATCCCCGATCTGCCGCGCCCGTTCCGGCGTGAGGAACACGCGCCCTTCCTCGTCCGTGGTCCAGGGCAGGCGACGCAGCGCCTCCCATTCCGCCGGCGTGATGCCGGCGCCCGTCAGAAGCCGGCGGCTTTCGGGCTTCAAGGTGCCCCACGCTCGATCCTGCTGTTTTCCCAACTGATGGGCCATCAGCTGTACGGCGCCGGTGCGCTGCGCATCGGTCCAGTAGGAAATCCCCGTCAGCTCGAAAAACAGGTTTTCCCAGCGCGACAGCTTCCCCAACACCGACGGATCGTCGGCGTCATACCGGGCGTGCAGCGCGGAAATCATGCCCTCGACGCCAAGGCCAAGTTCTGCGGCCAGCTCGGGGTTCTGGCCCCGGCGGCCGCGCACGGTCGAGAGGACGCCATCGCTATACGCCTGGAGCAATGGCACCCCCTGGTACCGCAACTCTGACGCCTTGCCGGCCAGGTCGGTGACCGCAGAAATGACAATCCCGCCCAGCTTCGCCGTCCGCTGCTGCATGCGGATCAGCTGGCCGACGCGCGCGAGGGTCCGATTGACCGGCTGCTGCGCTGTCCCGTCCAGGACGTCGAACCGGCGGGTCAGCGCCACTTCGCGCGATTTATTGTGGTCCATCCGCCTGGTCGCGCGGATGTATTCAAGATCGGCCTGGAAGCCATAGCGGGGGTTCGTCCCGAACACCTCCATCAGCGCCGCATTCCGGCTCCCGCTGTCCAGCTCGCCCAGCCAGGCCGCGATCAGATTTTCGGCGCCGAATTTCTGCTGATAGTCAAACCAGCCATCCGCATCGCGCCAGTGCAGCACCCGTTCATGCGACAGCCGCTTGGCCAGATTGCCCGGCCCTTTGAAGGCGGGCGTCTTGTCGAAGCCCTGCCATTCCTGCGTCAGGTGCACGCCGCTCACCAGGGCTTCCCAGGCCGATCGGAGGAAGCTGTCCCGATCGGTCACGCCCTCGAAGGTCCGATCGTCCAGCCGCGGCAGGATGTAATCCCGCCAGCTCTCGAAGCCGGCGCGTCTGATCCGATCCGGATCGTGAGCCGTCCGCGCAATCCGGCCCTCATACTGGCCGATCCAGGCGCCGGCGCGATTCTGGATCTCACGCGCCCGATCGAGGTATTTCACCCCGATCTCTGCAATCTGGCCGGCGCTCTTGTTCTTCGTGATTCCGGTCTTTCCACCCTCGCGATTCAATTCGAAAACCTCGCGGGCGACCAGCCGCCCGAATTCAGGGCTCGCCAGCTCCTTAGAGCTGACACCGGTCTGCCGGATCTCCGTCGCCATACCCCGCAGCAGCGTGGTCCGCAGCCCTTTCGCCCGGGCCTCGACGCTATAGCGATGCCCCGCGAACGGGGTATTCACCCCCGTCAGCAGGGCTTTGAGCCCCATATAGGCCCCCGGCGTGTCGCCCACCTTCGGCGCGGTATCGATCAGCCCCCGCCGCGCCGCCTGGCGCTGAAGGTCGAGCCGTTTGTTCCGCGCCTCGACAGCCGCCGCCGCCCGGGCCTGCGCCGCCAGCTCTTCCGCCGCCACCCGGCGCAGCTCGGCATCCGCCAGATCGGCGCGGGTCGCCCGGATGCTGTCGGCCCGGGCCTGAATGCGGTCCATCAGGTCCAGCGCTTCCGCCGGCGTGACCTCGCGGCCCATCGCCGCCCCGATATCCGCCGCGCATTGCTCGAAGCTCATGCCGACCGCCTCCCCATGCAGAAGGCCGCGGCAGCCCAGCCCGAGGCCTCCGCGTCCGCCTCGGCATCGAGCACGGCGATTTCGGCCCGTGCCGCCTGCACCTCGTCGGCCGACAGCGCGCCGACCCGGACGGCCTCGTCCAGCTCGGCATCAAGGGCCGGATCGTCGGCCGGCATCTCAATCCCCGCCTCGCTGCGGCGCGGCAGCGGGTCATCGGCCGGCGCCAGGCGTTCCGCCGCCTCGATCGCCGCCCGGTCCTCGATCTCGCCCGCCTGCGCGACCCGGCGGATACCGGCCAGGATCTCGTCCGCCGTCGCCGGCGCCGCGCCGAACATGTCGGGCACGGGAGACGTTTTGACGGCGGCATCCACATAGGCGCGCAGATGGCGGGTGATCGCCTCGCCCGATCGGGTGGTCACGGTCCCGTCCGGCCGCTCGACCAGCATCCCGGCCAGGAACGCCGACGTCGCCGGCGTCGGCGGGTCAAAGGCGTCGTACTGGTCCATCACCTCGGCCAGCGGCCGGCCGGCGGCCCGCTGGTCGCGGATCATCCGCACGGCCCGCACCAGGTCCGTGGTGGCATCGGCGCCGGCCGATATCTGCCCGGATGCCGCTTCCGCCCGCATCCGCGCCCAGGCGGGCGCCACCGCTTCCAGCGCATTTCCCAGCGCGCGGCTGGAGGGGTCCGCCGCCTCTGTGATCCGGGCCACCAGATCCGCATCGCCGAAGGCACGCGCCAGCAGTCCGGCCTTGATCCGCCGCAGACCGTCGGCCGACAGATCGCCCGTCGCCGTCGCCAGCCGGCCGCGCTCCGATTGCGGCAGCGCCTCCAGATAGGCGCGCACGAAGCGGGCATTCGCGGCCGCGTCCAGCTCCGCGGCCTCGTCCAGATAGGCAAGGGCGCGGTCGATCGCCCCGGCATCGGCCATGGCCCGCTCGGTCGCCGACAGCTCCAGCGTCCCCGACGACTGCGCCGCGACCGTGAAGCGCCGGCGGTCCTCGGGCGTCAGCTCAGAGACCCGGCGCCGCACCAGCACGGGCGCCGTCATGCCCTCGATCTGGTAGCCCTCCCGGGCCAGGAAGGCGCGATAGTCGGCGTCCAGGCCGCGGGCATAGGCCTCGCGGATGGCGAGCACCCGGCCATTGCCGCTTTCCACGACACCTTCGGCCGACACGACCGGCGCACCGGTCGCGGCATCGGCCGACGCGCCGAGGCGCGCCGGCTGAAGGTCGGCCGCCATCGCCGATATCTGCTCGCGGCTGGCCATGCGGTCGCGCTGGCGCGGCTGAAGCTCGGCCGGGAAGGCCGGATTGATCGTGCCGTCAGCCAGATTGCTGGTGACCAGGCTGTCGGCTTCCACCACCTCGTATCGCGTCTGTATCCGGCGCTGCTCGCTGTCATAGACCTCCTGGATGCTCGACCGGCGCACCGGCCGCCGGGGCGGCATCGCCGCCCGCACCGCCGCGCCGATCTCCGGCGGCACCGGCCGGCCTTCGGCGACGGCGCCCACCGCCGCCGACATCAGCCCCTCATGCACATCCGCCCGGCCGGATTGCGTCAGGCTGTCGACGGCTTCGGTCGCGGGCGACCGGTAGCGGCCCAGGGCGACATCACCCGCGAAGCCGGCGCCGGCATGCAGGCCGCCGCCCATCACACCGCCGAAGGCGACGTTGAGGATGCTATCGGCCAGCCCGTAATCGGCCCGCTCTTCGGCCGTCATGCCCAGGATGGCCGGCTCCAGCACCGCCGCACCGGCCGCGCCCTCGATGGCGCCCAGCCGCGCCCGGACCAGCGCCCGGCCGGCCGCACTGCCGGCGCCTTCCAAGGCCGTGGCATAGCGCGCCTGGCCCACGAAGGGAATGAAGCTCGCCGCGATCCCGATCGGGTCCAGCAGCGATCGCCACAGCCCGACGCCCAGGGCTTGTGTGCCTTCCCAGATGTCGCCCTGGGCACGGGCCAGCACGGATTGGCGATTGATTTCGGCCTGCTTCAAGTCGCGCAGCTCCCGCGCGATCCCCTCGGCGACCGGCTCCGTCCACGACAGCTGTCCCTCGATCCCATAGAGGCTATTCGCCTCTTCGGGATCGAGGGTGCGGCCCTGGTCTTCCAGCCGCCGGGACAGCCAGCGCCAGGTCAGCGGCGTGATATTGGTCGCCGACGTCTCTTCGGCCGTGGCGTCCAGCACGGCCGATGTCGAGGCGGGCAGGGTGGCGTAGCCAAGCGCCTGCAGGCGCCTGTTCGGGGCGATGGGCTGCGTATAGATGCCCAAGCCAGTCATCGCCCGGTCTCCTGCTTATACAGCCGCACATCGGGATGCCGCCGCGCCCAGGTCTTCAGGCCGGCCGGATCGTCCCGATACCGCTGGAGCACATCGAAAATCCGCGGCTCGAAATTGCTGGGATTGGCCGGGTCGAAGGTGTCGGGGTCGGCGATCAGCTCGTCAATCCGATCGGGGGACAGCATGTTCACGAAGGGCTGCCCCTCCGCGAAATACCAGCTGTCGACCTCGCGGCCCGCGCTGTCGAGCTGCACGAATAGCCGGCGGGGTGTGCCTGCGCTGTCATTGCCTTTGGTCCGCTGCTCCGTCTCTTCGCCCCAATAGCCACTCATTCCCGGATAGAGGGTCACGATTTTCGGCCGATCGCCGACCAGCATCTGGCGCGCCTGCTCGTCGGTCACCCGCATTTGCCGGGCACGGCCTTCAAGGTCGGGCGGATCCGGCCAGGCTGGCGCACTCGGCACGTCCCCGAACGACAACTGCATGATACTGCCGTCAGCCAGGCGCACCGGCTGGCCGCGCGCGTCCAGCCGCACCCAGCCATCGGAGGTGTCATTGATCACCCACCGTCCTGCCCGGGCCGCGTCCAGTGCCGCCGCGCGCCGGGTGGCTTCATCGGCCGGCAGGGCGCCAGGGCTCGGGCCCGGGTCCGCCACATCCGCCGGCGTGAGCGCAGTCACCAGCTGGCTGCCATAGGCTTCCGTCCGCCCGCCCCAGCCGCGCGGTGCCAGCGCCGTGGCCGCCCCCTGGCGGACGATGTCCATCCGGCTGGTCAGCGCTTCCACGGCGCCGCTGGCCGCCGCATCCGGCGCCGCGCCGCCCTGCATCCGCCGCAGCGCCAGGCGCAGCGCGGCCGCCTCCATTTCCGCCGCCCGCTGCGGGCCGTCGGGTGCGTGCGCCAGCGCCTGATCGATCGGCGCCATTTGTGATCGCACACTTTCCTTCACCGTCTTCAGATCGCCGGCGGTCGGCGCCAGCCGTTCCAGATCGCGCATGGGGGTGTCCAGCACCCCGCCCAGCTCCGCCCGGGCCACCGGCTCGTCGACCATGGCGAGGACGCGATATTCCGCCGGCAGCCCGGCCGCGGCCAGCTGGCCCATGACGCGCGGCCAGTCGGTGCCGTATTCGCCTTCCAGGGCCTGGATGGCATCGGCGCGGCCCTCGCCGCGCGCCGTGCTCAGGCGTCCCACGATTTCCGCCGCCTGCGCCTTGGTCAACAGGCGCTCTTGACCGGCCGGGATGCCGAGGCGCCGCTGCCATTCCATCAGCTCGTCGCCGGCCACGGGGCCGACAGTGCGCACGACATAGCCGGCCGGGTCCGCCTGGATCGCCTCGGCCTGGTCCTTCAGGGCCGCGACCACCCGGCCATAAACATCGGCATCGGCCGCATAGCTGCCGGCGCCGCCCTTGGGCGCGATCGCCGCCGCGATCGCGGCGCGGTCTTCGGGGGATGCGGTCTTGCCGGCGGTCACCGCCCGATACTGGCGCTCTGCCGCCGCCACGGCCTGGCGATACGCCGCCGCCGGCGCCGCGCCCAGAATGCTGCGCACCGTCTCGGGCGTCACCCCGTCCACGCCCTGGCCGGTCGTGGTCCGGCTCTCCAGATCAGAGGCCACCAGCCCGCGAAAGGCCTCTTCCTGCGGCGCCAGACGCTGCGCCGCCCGGGCGGCTGCCGAGGCATCATCGGCATAGGTCGCAGCGCCTGGCTTCGGCTTGATGCCTTCCAGAAGCGCGGCCAGCTCGTCGGGCGTCGCCGTCGCCGCCTGTGTGACGACGTCGTGCACCCGGCGCGAGCGCGCTTCTGCCGCCGCCAGATCCGCAGCGGCCGCCGGCCCCAGAACGGCCGCGACCGTCGCCGGCGTCACGCCGTCGACACCAACGCCGGTCGCCTCCAGGCTGGCCAGATGGCTGGCGATCCGGTCGCGCAGGATGGCCTTGCCCACGGCTGCGCCGGCATCGACCTTCGCCCGATCGGCTTCCATGCGTCGTGTCAGCTGGTCGATCTGCTCTTCGGTCAGCCCGGAGCCCTTCGGTCCAAGCTCGCGTTTCCGCCAGCTGTCGATCCGGCCTTGCGTCTTCGGCCCGGTTTCCCACCAGCCCATCACCGCGTTTTCGCGGACCTCGGCGTCATAGGCGTTCACCCGCTCCTGGATCGCGGCCAGGGTGAGCGCGCCGGCGCGGGTCGGGTCGGCCGGATACTCGACACCGCCGAACACAAATGCCGATTTCGGGCCAAGCGCAATCAAATCGGCTTCGAGCGCCGTCATGGCCCCTTCCAGGGCCACATTCGCATCGGCATCGCCCGCGGCAGCCTCGCGCGCCAGGCGCTGCACCAGCGACAGGCGCTTGGGCTCTGCAGACGTCCAGGTCGCTATCCGCTCGTCCGCGACCCGGGCGTCAGCCTGGCGCCGGGCGGCATTCAGATAGGGGCGGACGAGTGCCCCGAACGAGGCGCTGAAAATCGCCCGCCCTTCCTGGGACGGGATGCCTGCCGCCGCCCCTTTGGCCCAGGCCTCCGCGGCCGCGGCCAGGTTCTGCGGCGCGGCCTCATGTTCCTGCGCCAGGCGGTCGAGGGTGTCCAGCGCGTCGGCTTCCAGCCGGCGGGAATAGGTCTCCAGCGCCGCCCGGTTATAGGCAGCCCCGCGGATCGTCTCCGGGTCCATCTCGGCATACTGGCCGGCCGCGCCGGCGGCGGCACCCGCTGCGGCGCCCTGGCGCGCCGCGCTCTGTGCCTCGCGTTCCAGGCGCCGGCCCAGGAAGACGTCAAGGCGCTCCGACAGCGTGCCCAGGCCGCGGGCCACCCCATCGCTCTGGAGCGTCTGCACCGGCCCGGTCGGGCGGATGCCGAGCGGCTGATAATCGGGGATCAGCGGTCCCGGGCGCCGCGCCATCAGCCGATCGCCAATCGGCGGTCGACGAAATCAAACAGGCTGCCGCCGGCACGGGCCGCGCCGCCAATCACGGCGCCGGTCGCATCGGCCCTGAGCGCACGTGCATTCATCCGGCGGGTGCCGGATGCGATGATGGTGTTGTCGCGGTTCACCCTCAATTCGCGGTCGGCATCCGCCGCCGCGCCCATCTGCGCGGTCTGGATCGAGCCGGCATTCAGATCGGCGCCGGCTGCGCCGGCGGCGGCAGTGCCCGCAGCCAGAGAGGCGATCAGACGACGGCGGGTTTCATTCTCCGCTTCTCGCCCCCTGATAAGCTCTTGCTGCGCATTGAAATTTTCCATCTTGGCTTGACTCCGGAGTGCGGAGGCCTGGCCAAGGGCCGACGCGAAGCCAAGACCGGCCGAGGCCAGAGACAGGCCGCCGGTGATCAGCCCGGCCGTGGTGACGGCGCCGCCGGCGCCGAACAGCCCCGCCGTGGCCGCCGTCGCGGCCGTCGTCGCGGTCGCGGCAGTGCCCGCCGATCCGACGGCAAGCGCGGTCAGGGTCTCGACCATCAGATTTGCACCTCCGCCACCAGCCCGATCACCTCGAAAGGCCCCGGCGCCGTCTGGGTGATCGTCACCAGGGTCTGCCGATCCCAGCCGCTGAAGCCGTCGACCAGGATGTCACCGGTCAGCACCGGGGGCGCGCGATCGAGCGGCGAGCCGGCGCCGATGCCGAAGCGCCGCGCCTTCACCGGCTCGCCGGCGACGGTGACGTTTTGGATCTCGACGGTCCGCAGCATCACGCGGACCAGGCGCGACAGGCGCCCCATGGCGGGGCCGTCCGGCAGGCTGGGTTCCAGCGGATGGGTCTGCACCAGCGGGACCGCCCACAGCCCGACCTCGACCCGATCGGCCGGCCGGGCCAGGGTGACCGCGCCGCCGGCCACCACCTGCGACGGCTGAAGGCTGCCATCGGCGATGATCAGCACCGTGGCGCCCTCCAGCCAGTCCAGCCCGGTCACGCTGGTGATCCCGTCACCGGTCGCGACCGCGGCGCCGTCCAGCCTGATGGCCTGGTCCCAGCGCTCGATCAGATAGCGGGTGGTGTCGGCGATCACGCGGCGGATCAGCCAATAGATCGTCCCGTCGACGACGGCGATGTCCAGCACCTGCCCCGCCGGCTCGACCAGCGTCCAGCCGGTGACCTGCTGGTCGCGCAGGGTATTGATCACGGCCACGGTCCCGTCGGCATTGACGCAGAGGACGTAGTCCGTGTCGTCATCCCTCGACGTCTTCCGCACGGCCAGCCGCACCGGGTCGCGGACCAGGTGCTGGGCCAACAGGGACAGCGGGGATGTCGTGTAGGCCTGGGCGACTTCCTGGTAGACGGCCTCGTGGAGGGTCCGGCCGCCGCGCTCGGCGAAGATCCATCCGCGGTCGATTTCGACCGGCTTCGGCGGCTTGCTCGGCGCCAGCCCGCGCCGCGTCTGTTCCGCAAGGGCGAAGGTTTTCGGCGTCAGGGCCGGGCTGCCGCCCCGCAGCGCCATATAGAGCGCGCCCGTGGTCCAGACGAGCAGGTCAGATCCGGAGGCGATCGCCATCACGGCGTTGACCTGGTCGCTGTCGATGGCGGCATCGATGCCCTGATCGTCGAGCGCGTCCCCCAGGTCGAAGTTGAAAAAATCCCCCACGACGCTGCCAAAAATCGACGACGGCCGGCGCGCCATCCGCCCCAGCCACAGCCGGCCCTCGTGGAAGGTCACCGCCCCGGGCCAGCCGCGGGTGGTGCTGATCACCGGCTCTTCCAGGTGCCAGTCGTCGGCCGGGATGGCGTCGGTGTCGGAAAACGCGACCCTGGTCTTGGCCTTGACGCTGATGGCGGATGTGAATTCGATGATCCGCGCGATCCCGCCATTGCCCTTGAATTCCCAGCCATTGACCATCGCGGCGGTGAAGACGGGATCGGTCGCGGTCAGCGTGATCGTATCCTCTTCCGCCGACGGCGTGACCGTACCGGTCGGCGTGACGGCGCCATAATCGTAGGTCGGCAGCCGGCTCATCGGCATGGCGCCGATGGTCCAGTCGGCATGCGTCGCGCCCCGCATCAGCCGCTGCGGCGCCATGCTCTGGTGCACGGCAATCAGGGTGTCGGCCGACTGCGCATAGTCCAGTTCGGCGACCACGGTCGCATCCCAGGGCGTCGCGATATCCGCGACGACGGCATCATCCCGGTAGACCCGCAGCCGATTGGCTGTCAGCACGAGAAGGTAATCCTGCTCGGTATTGAAGGCGAAGGGGATCAGCCGGGCGCCGCCGGCGGCATCATCGAGCGCGTCGACCACCACCCGCCCCGGCGCCGCGCGAAAGCCGCCCTGCGGGAAGGTCACCACATTCCGGGCCATCCTGACGGACCCGTAATATTGCTTCAGATCGATCCGCGCGCCGACCTGAGGCGCCAGTTCGCCTTGGGTGAAATTGACCTGCGCCGTCCGGACACGGGGCATTGCTCACCCCCCGAAACGCGCGGAAATCAGCGGGAAATCGGTGATCACCGCCGGCGGCTGCTGCTGGCTGTCGATCGTCCGGGCCACCCGGGCATAGCCCCCCGTCCGATTTTCGGACGGCGTGCCCCAGGTCTTCCCCTCCCAGAAATCCGCTTTCGTCGTCTGTTCCGTGACCGGGATCGCCAGCATGGCGGTCAGCGCGAAGACGAAAAGCTGCCGCACATGGGCTGGCCACAACGCCTCCGGTATCCGCGCCTGATAATCGGCCCAGACCTGCACCGCCTGGGTGTGCACCTGGTCCCCGTACAGCTCATAATCCGGCGCCGCGGCAAAGAGACTGTCGCTCGACCAGATCCCCCGCAGCACCAGCAGATCGGCCGGCAGGGCATAGGCATAGGACCATTCGGCAATGGGGCGCTCCGCAAGGCGAGGGAGGCGCGCCTTGCGGAGCGTGCTACGCCACGGATACGACGAGAGGACGTCATCCCGTACCGTGCCGTAGAGGGTCGACACGATCGACGCCAGCCCGGTCCCCTCGTCCAGCGCCTGGATCGATCGCGATCCCAGCAGGGCGAGGGCCTGATTAGCCAGACGGACGTCGAGCGCGGCGACGGACATGGGATCAGTCCGTGTCGGTGACGGTCATCGCCGTCGCATCGGTGACGTCGATCACCCGCGTGGCCGCGTTGACGCTGTTCACGATCATGATGCCGGCGGCCGTGACGGCGCCGCCGGTAATCGTGGTGACGAAAATCCAGTCGCCCAGGTTGAACAGCCCGAAAGCGTCGTTGAAATACCCGCTGGCGCGCACGGTGGCCAGGGGGTCTTCAGACACGTAGGAATGTACCATGGGGCCGCCTTTCACGACGGCCCCCGATGCCATGTAGGTCGATGCGGACTGGCCGCCGATCGCGTTCAAGCGCTTCAGGGAAAAGGCCATGGTCTCGGTTCCTCTCAGGCCACGGGCGGTGCGGTTTCGGTGTGCTCCATGCGGATCACACCCAGCGGATCGATGACCACGGCCCCGACCTTGAGCATGCCCTGCACCAGGTACGCACCCTTCTCGGCGACCCAGTCGACCATGGTCCGGCCCTCGAAGCGCCAGGCCATGCCGATCGCTCCATCAGCGCCGCCATGGAAGGCGAAAGACGTGCAGACGTTGCCCACGCGCGGCAGACCACCCTCCGGGCGCCGGCCGATCGTCTTGAAGCGGAAGCCCAGGAAATAATCGACCTTGCCGTCGACCAGGGCCTTGGCGTTGGCGTAATCCGCCGACGTCACCTCGACCTGCCCCAGCAGACTTTCGATCGCCATCGCGTGCGTGAGCATGTACCGGTCCGTCTCCGGCACTTCGAGGTGATCGAAATAGGCCTTCGCTCGGCGCAGCTTGGCGAGATTCAGGCCGGTGCCGGCCCCACCGACATCGGTATCGATCTGCACGCTGGGCTGGCCGGTGACCAGCGCATCGATGCCCACCTGATCTTCGCGGCGCCCCATGGCGCCACCGACCTTCCGGGCGATCTGGGCGCGATCGTCGATATTGGTGTTGTTGATATCAGTGGTCTTGATGTAATCGCCTGCGCGCCATCCCCGAGTGCTGGTCCTCACGACATCCTGACCGCTGTTCGCAGCCTTGATGTCCTGCACCCCGTTATCATCGGGATAGGCGACGATTTCATCGCCCAGGCGAAATTCGACTTCAGTCCCGACCCAATCGGTCTTCAGCCGGGCGGTGGGGCGCAGCACCCCACCCTTGGATCCGTAGGCGGCTTTGACCCGCATATCGTAATCGACCTGGGTCGCCAGCGAGGCAGGAACGGACATATGCACCTCTCGGCGCTGCGATATCGCAGCGTGCGATCATCCATCTTCGACGATCGCGACCGATCGGCCCGGTGCTCGCGGGTCAGTCCTGGCACTGCCAGCTGATAAGCCGCCCTGACGCGGGGTCCTGTCGCTTGGCGGATGCGTGCCGCCCTGTCACGTGACGCATCCGGCGCCAGCGGGTCCGGTCCCAGTAACGGGATAGGCGGACGCACTATTTACACGATCAAGGCGGGTGCATGTCAAGTTGACATGCCCCGCCATCATGAATTCAGGCATTTTGTGGAAAAAAGTTTCCTCGTTTCATCTGATCGTGCCGTTGGCGATCAAACGGTTGATCATCTCCTGCGCCTTCCGCTGCTTCTCCGGGGATGTATCGAAGTCCTTTTCCTTGTACAGGGCTTCGACCTCCGCCATGGATCCGACGCTTGACGACATGCTCATCGGGTCCATCGGGATCGACTTTTCGCCGGCCAGATCTCGCAGTTTCGAGAGCATGCGCACGCCGGCGGCAGTCCCTGCCGCCAGCTGGAATTCCTCCCATTCATCGGCCGTCAGGGCCTCTTTCTGGAAGAGGCCTCTTCCCCACTGCCCAACGGCTTTCACCAGGCCGGCGCCGCCGGTGCCCAGCTTCTGCAGTTCCGCCTTATAGGCGGCCTGTCTCGTTTCCGGGGTCTCCGCCGGCGGCATGGCTTCCGCCAGTGTCGCCAGGACCGGGGCGATCAGGGCATCGAACTGCCCCTGCGAAAGCCCCTGCGCGTGTGCCGCGTCGCGGAAAGCCTTCAACGCCGGATCGTCGGCCGGCACGTCGAGAATCGGCTTTTCACCCAGCTGCGGCAGCTTGTAGGCATCCGCCGTTGCCGGCGGCTTATGATCGCCCTTGCCCAGCTGGCGCCGAAGATCCTGGTGAGACTGCGCCAGCTTTTCCCACTGCGCTTCGCCCTTCGTTGCGTCCCAAAACTGCTCCGGCAGCCACTCCGGCCGCTGCTTTCCAGCGGCATCGGCGGGCTTCCCGGCATCCGCCGCCGGTGCGGCCGCGGTATCCGTCTCCTGATCCACCATGTCAAACAGGCTGGACGGCACTTTCGGCGCCGCATCCTGCCCCGCGGCCGGTGCCGCCGGCGCCGGCGCATCACCGCCGGCACCTTCACCTTCCGGCGCCCGCAGCAGCGCCGACTTCATCCACGATTTCACCCGCATTTCACGCGCCCCTCTTCCCGCGTTCGGCCCGCTTGATGATCTGGCGGACGATTTCATTCTGGCCTTCGCGCATATACCCGTGGTCAGCAGGCTGACCGGGCACCCAGGACGGCTGATCGATCGTCACCGACCGCAGGTATTCGATGACCTTTTTCCCGGCCCGTGTGCCGAAGGTCATCGCAAAGACCCTGTCCAGCTCATCCGATTCAGCCTGAAGCCCTTTCAGCCGCTGCACTTCGGCAACGGCCGCCGGGCCAAGATTGTCCATGTCTTCCCATCCCGGAATCATGCTGCCCCCTTGTTCTGCGCGCCTGCCGGCGCCGGCTTGGTCAGATTGTCCGCCACCCGCGCCGCCACGGGGCTGGTGGCCAGCATCTGCGCTTCAGCCCCCTGGCGCGCATCCTCGCGCCCCTTCTGCCTCTCATTGACGGTGGGCAGAAGCTTCTGAGGCACGCCCAGCTTGTCGGCGAGCCAGTCATAGAAGTCGTCGCGTTTGACGGCCTCTTGCACGACTTCAGGACCATATATTTGCGCCAGAATTTGCAGATATTGCGTGACCGTCTGGACATCGGCCAGGTTCTGGACCTGAGCCAGAGGGCTGGTCGCCTTGATCGCGATTTCCCGGCCGTTGACCTTCAGGGGAAGCGTGATTTCCCCTGCCTCGCTCAGGATGTCCAGGAAGCGAGCGATCGCCGGCTCTGCCCCATCACTGATCAGGCGCCCGAAGGCCGCCCCGATATCGCGCTGAAGCTCGCGGGTGCGCTCCATGATTTCCGTCGGAGAGCGGACCGGCCCGGTCTCCGGCGGCAGCTGGCGATCAAAGAGCGCGTCTTTGATGCTCTGGCGCAGATCGGAAAGCACGATCTGCGACATTCGTACATCGCCGACCGACGGCAGGGGCTGCAAGGATGCCCCCCGGCCGCCGCCATTCGACCCGACCGGGATCAAGGCCCCGGGGCGGATCTGAATGGTATTGAGGTTGAGGACGCCGTCATCCACGGCCGTGAAGGCCGGCACGATCGCGAGCGATGCCGCCTGAAGCACGAGCCGGACCACGGCGTTCGCCGTCTTGATGTCCGGCAACACTTGGATGACCGGCCCACGGCCATAGACCTCGCCCGGCGCCTTGAGCCAGCGGAAGCAGATCCACGGCATGGTGTTGTGCATCCGGGCGACCAGCCGGGCCGGCGGGCTGCCCCGCCACAGCACGTCGAAGCGGTATCCATCGTCGTCGGCGTCGTAATAGGTCGCCGTCTCCAGCTCGATTTCGGCGTTCTCATCTTCCAACCGCCGCCGCTCCAGCTCGGGCGGCAGATCGGCATCCGGGTACAGACGCAGGATGTCGCGGATTACCACCTTCTGCTTCCAGAAAACGCCCTCGACGATGCCGAAGGGGCCTTCTTCGAGGGCAGCCAGCGGCGCTGGAACGGCCTGGCATTGAATCTTCGCGCCTGCGGTCCTTCTCAAGGCGTGCGCCGATTGAATTAGAATCAACCCGGTACTGACGCTCAGATCGTGCAGCGCCTCGTTCAGGGCGACGTCCCAATTCGAGAGATGCACCTCCCTCCACAACACCTGCTCGACCTCATCCAGCGCTTTCTGCACGTCGGGCCGGTCCTCCTCCGGGACATCGGTTCCGGCATCGAGCGTCGCCCAGCGCTGGCGGGCCGGGAAAGCCACGTCCTGAATGCGATTGGCGAAGCGGCTGACGGAGCCAATCGCTGTGCTGTCATAGACCGCATCCGACTTCCGCGCCCCTTCCGCGGTCGTCGTGATCGGGTCACGCTCGGGCAGCGCATAGCGGTAGGCCTCCTGGTGGAGGCTCCGCCAGGTCGCGTTCCTTTCCCACGCCCGATCTGCCCGCTTGATCAGCGTGGGCACGTCCATGGCTGCCATGTCAGCCTCCCGTTGTGGTCGTGACACCACGTTCGTCATTCGACAGCAGCAGCGCCCGGCCCCTGGACCGGGACGTGATCGACCGCCGCCGCGCATCCTCTTCCGCCTTCAGGCTGGCGGACTGCCGCTCCGCGGCCTCCGCCTGCCGCTTCTGGGCCGCGACCAATTCCGGGTCCGGCCCCTTCGGCTTGCTGAACAGCGTAGCCATCCCCTTACCCTTCCCCTTTCAACTCAACGCCCCCGTGCGTGGGGGCGGACAGGATCGGCCGGGCACCCTCGCGGCGCAGCCGGCGGTAGAGCTGTCGGGGGGTCAGCACCCGCCAGGACCGAAGCCCGACAAGGTGCGCCATCACCCCGGCGCAGGTGTAGATCGGCCGGTAGACCGGCGCCTGGGCCAGGCCGGCCGGCACCGGCACCGCCAGCGCCCAGCTGCCGGCCGCCAGCTCGTCCCGCACCGCCTCGCCCAGCGGCCGCGGATCGATCGTGACCAGCATTCGCCCCGCCACCGGGTTCACGACGACGGTCTGCGCATCCGGGGCCGCGCCGATCGCGGCCAGCGCCAGCACATGCCGCCAGCCGGGCCGCGTGAACAGCCGCCACCACCGCCACCACCGCCGCCGGCCGTCGTCGGGCACCACCTCGCCCGCGACGTCGCCCTTGAAGATCAGGATCCACAGCTGCGGATCCGACAGCGCCCACAGCCGCGCCAGCTCCGACGGCGGCAGCAGCTTCCCCGGCGCCGGCGTGGCGGCGGCGGGGGTGGCCCGAGTGCTGGTCATGTGCTCCGTCATCGCCAGCCCCTCACCAGACGCTGAAGTCGTGCGGAGCGACAACCGGCCGGCCGCCGGCGTGGCCCATCAGCCGGTCCCGCTGGTCCTGGCGGCGGCGGGTCGCCTCGACCCACTCGCCGCCGCCCAGAAGCAGGTACTGCAGCGCATCGGCAATGTGCGAGTGCTCCGACTTCGCGGGCACATCCTCGTACCGCTCGCCGCCGCCGGGCAGGCGCTGGCGCTTGTAGGCATAGCCGGACAGCAGCGCCCGACGCAGGGTCCGGCACCGCGGGCTGATCAGGATCCCGGGCCGGCCATCGATCATCCGTCCCAGCGGTGCACGGACAGCCTCCAGCCGCGGCAGAATGCCGTTCGTCGCCGTCCCGCGGAAGCGGACCCCGCTCGCCGCGGAAATCGCGTCCATCCAGCTCTCTTCGTCGGTGCTGGCCCGGCTGGTGCCGGCCGGGTCGGCCCATGCCTGCCCTACCTGGTGCCCCGGGTACCGATCCCGCAGCAGCCGCGCCAGCGCCTCGCCGAAGCGCACGGCGCCGATACCACCCAGGTCTCCGACCAGCTCGTCAAGAATCACCCACTGCCCCGTCGGCAGCTGCTGCGCGATCAGGACGGCCGGGGTCAGGCCCGCATCGGCGCCCAGCCGGAGCGGCACGCCGGGGGCCGGCTCGATCGGCGCCGGCGCCATGTGCTGAGCCTCCGTGAACTCCGGGAACACCGGCTTGCCGTCACGGCTCGCCCCCCACCGATTGTGGATCATCCGCCGGACGTACCATTCGTCGTGGCCCGCGGCCGCCCGCTCGTAGTAGTCCGGCGGCAGGTTTTCGACGTTCTCGGCGCCGGGATCGGTGCCACCGGGCTGGACGAAAAGCCGATATCCCGGCTTCGGATCGTCCACGAAGTCGGCGCGCAGATAGTGATCCGTGTCCGGGGCGTTGAAATCGCAGATGATCCCCCGAAAGGTCGGGCCGCCGTGCCGTCTGGACGGATAGCGCGTCCGGCCCGGCAGGAAGGTCAGGACGTCCCGGCTCAGAAGGTCGACCTCATTAAGCCAGCCGCCCGTGATTTCGAAACCGCGGGTGAAAGGCTCGACGTCGTTGTCACCAATCGCCGCGAACATGACCTCGCTGTCGACGACGGACCCGTCCGGCAGCTGGTAGCGCAGGTGGTGCGCCGATGGCGCATTGTCCCCGCCGCTCCTGAAGACACCGAAATCATGGGGCACCCAGCCGAACCACGACGGCAGCACCGTCCGATTGATGCGGCGATAGGTATCGCGCAGGACCACCCATCGGCTGTAGCGCACTCCATCGACAGGGCTACGCCCCTGTTCGCAGGCCAGGGCCAGCAGCTTCGCGACGCAGGCGCCCGTCTTGCCGGAGCCGATCGGCCCCATGATCGCTGACACGGGGCTGCGGTCGGCGACGAACGCGCCTGCGACCGGCCCCGGTGAAGACCATTGGAAGACCTGCGGTGTCCTCACACTACTAATCCCTAATCAGTGGTATCGCTGGCATTTTCGCCAGCAATATCAATAAATTGACCATTATCGTCAGACTCACGAACATCCAACTCGCGGCGATCGGTGCCGCTAAGTTGTTGATATTGCTCATTTGTCAGATCGACGACGCGAACGGCTTCATCGCCCGGCGCCGCGGCCGCGGTCGGCATCTGAAGCACCATCATCGGCAGCGCGTCACCGGTGATTTCGACGGCCTGCGGCAGGCGCTGGTGCAGATAGGGCGCGACGTCCCGGGCTGCGGCCATCTGGATCTTGATCGCCTCGATCCGGTCGCAGTGCAGCCGCGCGGCCAGCTCCTCGACCGGCATCGAATAAATGTCCGCCAGCACCAGCAGCGGTGACCGGTGCGTCGACAGCAGCAGCTTGCGCCATTCCTCGGTCGACCTGTTCCGCGCCCCCTTCGGCCGGCCGGCCGAACGGCGCGGCGTGCCCCGGCCGGCGCCGAACTCCGCCAGGGCCTGGTCGAGTGGCCCCGCCCCCGTGGTGAGGACGTCGGACATATCGCCCTCCGCGTCCCCCTCTGGCTCAACCTCAGCGGGCAGGAGCGGCAGCTGCGCAGCCGGCGCCGGCCGCGCGCGCGCGGGATCCATCGCCCCCGCCGCCTCTGCCGCCTCCATCGCCGCTTTCAGCCCCTCTTTCCGGTCCATCCGCGCATAAACCCCTGATATTTAATCCCTTTTTCCCGCCGGACCCGCCCGGCCCCTGCCGCGTTTGGCGGGCGTTAGGTGTGCGTTAGGTCAGTCGTTAGGTATATTCTTCTTTATTTTCAATAGATTAGAAGAATACCTAACAACCTAACGCACCTAACGGCATGTATTCACACGCACGCGCACACCCGCATACATCATGAGGGTGTGCGTTAGGTGTGTTAGGCGCGTTAGGTTCCTGAAATTCCCTTTTGTTTTCAGATGCTTGGCACCTAACGCCGCACCTAACGTCCGCCTAACGCTGCGCCGCCCCCCGCCCCGGCGCCGCGTCATTTCTGAACGCCCCGCTCCGGGTGGGGGCGGGGCCACCAAAAAAACCGGAGGGCGGGGCCACCGGGTCAAAGGGTCGGGTCGGGGCGAGGATGTCGAAAGCGGCCGGCCGCGCCCCTCTGCGGCCGGTGGTCAGCTGGCTACGCCCGTGCGGGCGCGGCCGAAGTCTCGGTAAAGCGAGCCCTTTCGGGCTCGGGCAGGCAGAGGGTCAGCGGGATTTCCGACCCGCGGACGCTGGCGCCGACCCATATGGTCTTTTTCGGGACCCGGGCGCCGGGAAGGCGCCGCAGGCTTTGCACCCACACACCATCCGCCGCCGGCCGCTGCTGCCAGTGCGTGCCGGCGAAGATCCGGGCCAGGCCCTGGTGTTGATTGGCCACCCGCAGCCACACCCCCCGATCGGGGGGCGGCTCGAAATACACGGCTAGACCGGCCTCGGCGAGCAGGCGCCGCGCCAGGCGCACGCGGTCATCCCCCTGGTATTCGGGGTGCGTGCCGGCGGCGATGCGGATCCAGTCGCCGATTGTCCGCCGTTGGCGGTCGTGCGGGCTGTCCAGGGTCGAGCTGAGCAGGTGCGTGAGGCACGACGCCTCGTCGCTCGCCTCCCCATCGGGCGACATCTCGGCCTTCGCGAGCATTTCGATCCACCCGTCGAGGGCGCCCGGCTCGGGAATGCCGTCATGGAAGAGCAGATCGGCGGCGGCGAGCATCGTCCCATAGACGTCCTGGCCGCGGGCGTCGTGCCCCGCCCGCTGCATGGCTGCCCGATAGGCCTGCACCGTCTCGGGCCAGCGCCACCAGCCGTCCATCAGCCGGCGCAGCAGCTGCGCGCCCAGCTCACCCGCCTTCCGCTCGGTGATCGTGGGCGGCGGCTGGCTGTCCGCCAGCGGCTTGAGTTCCAGAACTGCGATGCGGCTGCGGTCCTGCGGCAACAATGGCGGGATCAGGATCGAAGAGAATTGAAAGGCGGATCGCAATATAAAGTGTTGCGCCACGCCGTCGCTGCCGCCACGCATACTGAGCGCGCCGGTCGCTGCATTGCGCGCCAGCTTCACGAGCCTGTGGATGGAGCGATTGTCTTCTTCACTTTCCGCTTCGTCGACAGCCACCGGCAGGCTGTCGTACTTAAGCGTCTGCCGCACGCTGGCTTCTGTCGGGTCCGCGCTCTTCAGCAGCGCGGTCCCGGAGAACAGCCACTTGATCAGATCCTGCAGCGTGCTCTTGCCGGTGCCCCGCCCGCCGGTCAGCCAGACGATGGCCCGCCACGACAGCGCACCGCCCAGCCACGCGGCTGCGATCCACCCCAGGCAGAGGTAGGGGTCCAGATCCGGCCGGCGCCAGGTCCACGTCTTGAGGAGGTCGAGCACCTGCCCGGCCGGGCCGCGCTCGCCCCCCGGCTGCGCCACCGGGTGCGGGCGCATCAGCCGCGGCGCGGTCGGGTAGACCCGCCCCAGCACCTCGCCCGGATCCTGCTGCCGCCACGGCCCGCCGCGCTCGGCGGGCACGACCAGAAGCTGGTCCCCCATGTGCAGCACCAGCTCGCCATCCGCTCCGCGCCAGGCGCCCCGGCCGCGCACCATTTCGAGCGGCGACCAGACACCGCGCATGCTGGCATCGTGGATGAGCGCTTCCGCGACCAACTCCGGCTTCCAGCCGGTCACATTCCACGCCCCGGTTTCTTTGTCCTGGACCATCCTCGGCCAGTACTCGTAGAGCTGTCCCAGCTGACGGCCCCAAAGACTTTGCAAATTGAGGCGCGAATGATCCTTTGCCTTCAGGGGGATCAACTCCCCCAACTCATTGAGGTAATAAAACGTCTCCCCCTCTTTTCCGAGGGGAATTACCGGAACCCCTTCGGGAAGCATTGGCACACCACCGCCACCGCCCGACTTTTTCTTGCCTTCCGCTTCCGCCGGCGCTGCCGGCGATGTCACCGGCCCTGCCGCCGCCCGGAGCGCACGCACATTATCGGCTCCGTCAGCCATGACGCTCTTCCTTCAGCTTTTTTGACGCGATGAGCATGTCATTCACGTCTTTGTATTCCGCCGGCGGCCGCGCGACCTTGACCGAGGCGTGCCGCTCGCCCAGCGCCGCCGCCGCCACCGCGAAGGCCTTCGCCGCGTCCGACCCGGGCGGGTCGTTTTGCGCCCAAAGCACCAGGCCGGCGCTCTCGGGCAGCCGCAGATTGGCCAGATTGCCGCCGGACACGGAGGCGATCACCCGCAGGGCCGGGTCGCTCACCACCACCGACAGCCCGTCCTCGATCCCCTCGGTGATGTCGATCTCGATCGGGCCTTTGACCCGGCTGATCGGTGCGGCCTTCCGCAGGCGCCCATCGCCGCTTGCGATCGCCCCCTTCCACAGCGAAATCCACCCGCCGCGGAAGCCCCCGAGGGTCTTCTTCGGCTCGGCGAGCGGGGCCTTCCCGACGCGCCCGTCCCGCTGCACCTCAAGCCAGGTCCGGTGCGTGGAGATCTGCTTGCCGTCCGGCCCCACGATCGACGTCACCATGGCCGGCCATTTCCGGCCGGTCTCTGCGTTCCACAGCCCGGGGTGATACCGGATCGCCCCGGGCAGCCAGGGCAGGCGCGCCAGCTCGATCGCCCGGCCGGCCAGATAGCGATCGACAGGCGTGCCCAGCAGCTCGCTAGAGGCGGACATCCAGATGCGCACGGCCGATTCGCGCGCGCCGCGTGCTTCCTCTTCCGCTTTCGCCTTCCGGGCTGCGGCTTTCTTTTCCGCGACCCGCCGCCGCCGCTCGAATTCGGCGGGGTCGCCGTCCTCAACCCCGAGCCACCTCCGCGCCCACTTGATCGCCTGCGTCTTATCCCCGCCGCAGCACACACCTGCGACCAGGTCGAGCGCGTCGCCGCTCTCGCCGCTCGAAAAATCCGCCCACACGCCCGCGCGTGATCCCAGGTTGACAGCCAGCGACTGCCCGGGCTCCCCCGCCAGCGAGCCGCACCGCCATTCGTGGCCGTGGCGGCTGCCCTGGGGCAGCAGCTCGCGGACCAGCGGCTCTATCTGCGCGGTCAGAAGGTCGACGATGGTCGAAATCGGCATCAGGGCGGGGCGCTGGCTCATGTCGCGGCCCCCGAAAAAATCGCGAATGCCCTAAAAATTAGGGCTTGCGCAGCGCGCCAAAATGTCCTAAAAATTAGGGCATAGGGCGAGGCAATGAAGCCCGCCGCCACCTGGAGGCCAAGACGATGGGCGAGTATGTCGGGAAGCATGAAATCAAGATCAATCGCGTCTACGAAGCGCTGCGCGCCGAAGGCCACGGTCCTTACACGATCCGCCGCATTATCGACGCGATCCCGGCCAGCGCTCGCGCCGGCCTCAGCTCCGCGGCCCTCATCGATCTGGCCCACGCCTTCGACAAGCATTGGAAAACCGCGCAGGCCGAAGCTGAAGCCGAGACGCGGGCCAATTTCGGATGATGACGCGCCGACGGCGCCGAGGAAGGGGGGCGGGCTCATACCTGCCCCCCTTCCTCGTCGTCGTCCTCCCACCCCCAGCTGTCCGCCCACGCGCACAGCTGCTCGCACAGCCGCTCGCGGATGTGCAGCATCAGGTCAGAGGGGGAGGCGAGCGGCGCCGGCATCAGAACGGGATATCCGACGTATCATCCATGCCGCCCAGCAGCAGGATGGCGAAGGCCGCGTAATTGATAGCGCCCAGAAGCTCGACGCGGGCGACGGCATTTTCGCCCTGCCCATGCAGCAGGGCTGCCTCTTGCACCTTTTTCACAACCTGCCCGAGGCAATGCCCCGGACCGACCATCGCGCCGATCTGCATCACCGGCTGCTGCATCAGGTC